AGGTTTTCCAGCTCGTACGTTGACAGAAGAAAATGTAGGCATCTTGCCTCTTGAATCAACATTGTCATTGCGATGAATGACTTAATAGGTCTGGAGTATTGCTGGGGCGCACACCCTGCAGACGGACGAAATAAAACTGACTGCTTTCAGTTGCTTTGTGAAATCCGTTCACGGCTTGGGTTGTCGGACTATAGAGAGCAATTTTGTTGGGTGTATTGGTTGTATACAGCCGAAACGCTTAAGCCAAGTCAGATGGCTCGCTGGTTACTTCAGAGCGGGAAGCGGCTTAAGATACCAAAAGTTGGTGCTGCTGCTTTGCTCGCTGAGCCAAACAACGCTGCGCTTGGAACGGTGACTGATCAGGGTTTGATCTGTCTTGCTCCTGGCGGCCAGGTTGTTTGCGTACCAGTTGAGCGTGTTAGCGCACATTATTTCTGGTTGAACTGATGAATCGGAGACTTCTGCCTTATGAGTACCAGCTGATTGAAACACTGGGGGTAAGCAAGGAAGAGTATCTGGAGTTTGTTGCGTTACAACAGGAGTACCAGGACGCAAAGATTGGTACTGCGCTTGACGTTAGAAACGATCTGGGGGTAACCGCAATTGTTTTAACGGTTGTTGGGGCGTTATTTCAGGTTGGAGCGGCACTGCTGGCGCCCAAGCCAAACATTCCTGATTTAGGTGCAGACAACCAAAGAAGAACAAGGCAGCAACGCTTTTCACCGTCATCTGGCTTCAACAGTGCTCCAGAGCTTGCATCGTATGGCGATCCAGTAAACCTTGTTTACACCAGTAGGGATCACAACCCAGAAGGCGGCGTTCGAGTCAGTGGCTCTCTGGTGTGGTCGGTGGTTGACAACTTTGGTTCAGCGCAGTTCATGCAGCTGTTGTTTGTTCTTGGAGCGTCACGCATTATCAACATCAGCAATAAAAGAACTGCATTTGGTTCTCTTTCAGCTGATCAACTTGATCCGTCTACAACGTTTCTTTTTTATAAAGACGAAAGTGCCGGGAGGCCGCCAAAATTTAAAGATCTTTCAAAGGGCGATCTTGATTTTTATCCGAACAGTTTGTTGCGAGACGACAATCAACATGTTTGTAAAGTTGTAACTCCCGACGGCCAGATTGGGAAGGAAGGTTTTAGCCAGGCATATTCTCCGACAACCTCTTCGTCTTTTGGTATCTACGATCCTGTGCCGATCAATGTAGAGATGACGACAAGGGATACTGAAGGCGAAGAAGAATTTGGCCCTATAGGAGTTGAGGTTGTATCAAATCGCTGGAATAACCCTAATTTTGAATACGAGACAGGCGATAGCATTACGGTCAGATTTCAGTCTGATAGTTATACAGGTGGCGGCAGTGACGAAACAGCTCCTTTGGCTCTTAGCTTTCGCCGTCAAGCTGTAAATGCTTTGGACTTTGGCAGCACTTACATGCTGGGTTCTGCCAAGTTTCGTTTAATTAGCTTTGGCGATAAAAAAGATCCTGACTTTGGCAACGTTGACGCAAAGTTTAAGTGCGTTGAGCCAGGCGTGTGCCCGTCTGCTCCTTACGACAGGGAATCTCCTATAAGGCAAGCAAAGGATGAAAAAAAGAAGCTACAAGCGCATTTAAAGGTTTTAAAAGACAAGCGTAAAGATAGAGAAGTAGCGGCCCAAAAGCCTACGAAGGTGACCGCGATTAAGAACGGGATTACCACTTCTGAGGTGAAAGACGCCAAGCTTCAATATGTCACCACGGGAATTAAAAATGATTATCAACTAGGAGGCTGCAGCGTTGATTATGATTTCCTAAATCTACGCAAGGTTGAGTGGATAAATGTGCTTGATGAGAACAAAACTAAATATATTGATCCCGCGGGGTCGATAGAATATACAAAATCCTTGGAAGAAAAGTTTTTGGGGAACACTCCAAAAATGAATACTAAAGAAGTTCAGGCTGAATTAGCTTCCAATTTTGAAAAAGCAAAAGACGTAATCCAAGAAATTAAAGCCGGAGACCACGACGACTCAGAAGTGCGATTAGCAGTGCTGGGGAATAAATCTTTAGAACAAGTTATTGATGAAGCTATTGCTAAAGACAAACAAAGAAGCAACAACAAGCGAACGCTGTATCATCGCATTAACAAGCTAGAGCAGGAAAAAAGTAAGGTAGATAACTATAGGCCAAGGATTCGCAAAGATCTCAAAAAATCTAAAAGACTCAAAAATTCTGCCTTTGACCAAAACACCCAAGGAGATGTACGCAGGGTGCCTTCCCACGATCAGTTGTCAGACGAAAAAACGGGAGGCATGTCTAAAAGAGGCACATCCGATGACTTAGAGCAAAGGATTTCTGATTTAAAAGACAAAATTGCAAACAGAAGAGAAGTGATTAAAAATCGAGCTAGGCGTCCAGTAATCGACCAGCTAAAAAATGCCACGGGACCGTTTGAGAGCCTTGTTCCACTTGAGGATGGACCCACGACCGAGAGATATGGGTTTGGCGGTAAAAAACGAATGAAAGACCTGCTAGATAATGAGCCTAGAGGCAACAGGATTGCAGACGATGACGGTATCAACGCTATTTCAGCTGAATTTGAGCTTATAAAGGCACAAAAGAAAAATACTATAGATGCCATTAATGACTTTTTGAAGGACTGGGAAGACTGCCTGGCACAAGCTGACAACAACTTCTTTGTTAAAGCTTTGGTAAAAGCAGAATCGGCCGCCTATGAAACCGTAAGCGAAGTAGATCAAGTTAAGTTTTCAATTAAATCAAAACTGTTCAGGCGCATTTCTGGTCGTCAGAAAAAATACGGAGAAGAGAAGGCGTCTAAGAAGTATTCGTTAGGCGATAACGGCATACATGGCCGCCAAACTTTTTTCAGGTTTTCGTATAAGAAAGCATCGGAGAAGCAATTTAAGGTGCACAAAGTGCTTTTCATTTTGCGTCAATCTTCTGAGGCTGATGCGTATAACGATTTTAACTTTTTAGCGCCAAGCCGCGACAAATATGCTTTTAAAATTGAGCCTGTTTACGACGTAGCTTCCGAAATTAAATTAAATGGTCAAACGGTATTTGCGCGTTTAGATAGCCATGAAGATCTAAGGTCTACAGGCAACAATGGGGATGATGGCCGTGTTTGGTATTACGGGGCGGAATATCGTGCGACTAATAATGATGGCTGGCCAAACCTAAAAGAGCGCGGTCCTAAGCTCACAAATGAGTGGGACGTATTCTCAGTCAACACCGATACGCAAGTTCAGTTTAGTTTTGAAAACGGGCCTGAGATGGCATTAACGGCAGTAACTGAGCAGCAAATAGAGGATACAGAGAACAAGTACAGAAACCTTTCAGTGCTTGGGTTGTGCCTTTTCGCAGGTCGAAACGTTCAAGATTTACGCAATGTGACCACATTTGTGGAAGAGGGAAAACAAAGTTATAGGGTCAGTGACTTTACTCAACCGCATCCAAGTAAAAGCACTAGCTTCGCCCCCGACATCTTTGTAGACACTGTCCTTGACAGGGTCAACGGGATTGGTAGATACGCACCCCCTTCTGTTTTAGATCAATCAAGCCTTAAGGCTGCAAAGGATTTCTGCCAGAACAACAACCTGCCTACACATCCTGAAGACGGTCAGTCGGTTCCCAAGATCAAGCTGTTTATGGATTGCGTGATTGCGGACAATTCTTCTTGGCGTGATTTTTGGGTGAACAACGCTCCCTTTAGCTTGCTTGAATTTGCAAGAAAGAACGGCAGGGAAACTTTAGTTCCAGTATTACCAGTTGATAAAGATGGCAGGGCGGCTGACAACCAAGGCCGTCCGATCAAGATGACAATTTCTGCGTTGTTTACTACAGGCAACATCCTTGAGGACTCTTACAAAGAAGAGTTTTTGGATTATGGCGCGAGCACTCAAGACCTTGTTGCAAGCGTTGTTTACAGGGAAGAGTTCTCAAAAGCAGTTTTTCAACGCAAAAGGACAGTTGAAGTTAAAAGGAATAGATCAAATCAGGATGCAATCAGAGAAACGTTTGACGCCAGCAACTTTATTACAAGCAGGCAGCAGGCCATTATGTTTGGCAAAATGCTTGTAAATCAGCGCAAATTTATTCGGCGTGGCGTTGAGTTCAAGACGTTCCCATCAGCCAATCCAATCGAGCCTGGAGCGTTTATTTACGTTGACATTGGTCTTACTAACTGGGAAAGAACATCTTCTGGCGTTATCGCCGAGGGTGGGGCTTTGAACTCACCATTAAAAGACAAGATTGAAGATGGAACGTATAACTTCTTGCTTTACAATCGAGATGATAAGCAAATCGTATCTAAAAATTCGATAAGTGTGTCAAACGGCATTGCTTCAGGACAGTCCAATAAAGTTGGTCATCTTTATGTGATGGGGATTGATTCGGGCAAGAAACGTGTGTTTAGGGTTACGGAAGTAGAAATGGACCAAGAAGGCGAGGTGACTGTGAGAGCTATTGAATATCCCTGTGATGACGAGCAACGTGCTGACGTTGCGGACTTTAGGCCCGAGAAGTTTATTGTGAGCTAACATAAAGCCAATGTTCTAGATCCAGCGAAGCGATGGCCTTCTTTACCGGACGCAGTGGCTCGCTGGTGTTTAACGGCAAGCCTGTTGCCAAGATCCGTGATTGGTCAATTGAAAGCACGCTTGAGCTGCTTAGCACCAATACCATTGACAGCACAAGCAATACGTTTACGCCTGGAGTGAAGGGCGCAACTGGTAGCGCGACTTTGATGTATTACCGGCTTGAAGCAGGCGAAAGCGTGTCTTTGACTGAGTTCACGGCGTTGCTTTCAAAAATTCATAAAACCGGTTCTATCGAGACAAGCGATCGCGTGTTTATGGAATTGAACGTTGGAACGGGTTCTGCAGACGATATTAAATTCAATGCTTACATCACATCTGCGAGCATTTCAGTCTCTACTGGCGAGCTAAGCGTCGTGCCAATCAACTTTACGGTTGACGGTGACTTCTCTGAAGTTGTTAGCTGATGACGTTTTTCCTTGGTAGCCAAGGCCGCGTCCGTTTGCGCCGTGGAACGGATTCAGTTCTTGGCGTTTTAAACGAAAGCGTTGGGCTTGATGACATAAGTACAGTCCTGAACCGGATTGGGACAGCGAGCGGTATAGACAATCTTTTTACTGGGGACAAGGTTGATATTGAGACAACTGATGCACGAAAACTTCT